TGGAACTACAAATTGGGAAGAGGCAACAAATTATATTCCAATTCCAGATCATGTCGTGGGTGTTAGCAGAGTGTTTGGAGTGGTTGGAAATAGCATTCGCAGTAATTTATTTGGTATTGAATATCAGATCTTCCTTAATGACCTCTATGCTTTTGGATCACTTGACATTCTGAATTATTATATGACAAAACAATATCTGGAAACTCTGGATATGGTTTTGAACAATGGATCATTTCAACAGTTTAGATACACGATGCGTCGTGATCGTTTGTATCTTGATGTGGATAAGGATTTTCTACAAGAAGGTCAGTGGTTGTTGATTGAAGCACACCGTCTTGTCAATCCAAATGATGCTACTGAAATGTACAATGATATGTTTGTGAAGCGTTATGCCACTGCCCTTATGAAAAAGCAGTGGGGGCAGAACCTCATCAAATACAATAATGTTCAATTGCCTGGTGGATTAACATTAAATGGTAGGCAGTTGTATGAGGATGCGATTGGTGAAATTGAAAAGATAGAGAGTGAAGTCCTCAGTAAGTATGCCGAACCACCTATGGATATGATCGGATAAGATGCCTACCAGTCCTTATTTTCCTACCTACTATCAAGGTCACCCAGGAGAACAGAACCTGGCACAGGATCTTGCTGACGAACAGATCAAGCTGTTCGGAACAGATATCTATTATCTACCGAGGACTATTCTTAGAGATAACACACTTGATGATGTTATCTATTCTAAGTATCAAGATCAATTTCAAGTAGAGATGCTTCTACAGAATGTAGAAGGTTTTGGTGCTCAATCAGAATTCATCAGTAAGTTTGGCATTCGTATTACTGATGAAGTAAAATTTATTGTTTCTTCCAGAAGATGGGACCAGGCGGAAGCACAATACACTCCAACGCTCACTGTTCCTGGAAGACCAAACGAAGGAGATCTTTTGTATTTCCCTCTCACAAAGGATATCTACGAAATCAAATTTGTAGAAAGAGAAACTCCATTCTATCAGTTTGGTAAAATTCAGTTTCTGATTATAACTGCTGAGATCTATGAGGTTGGAAATGATCTCATTGATACCGGTATTGCTGATATTGATGAGATAGAAACACTATTCAGTTCTGCGATATCGTTGGTAATGAATACAGGTGGTACTGGAACATTTACTGTGGGTGAGTTGGTCACTGGCGGAACAAGCAATACAGAAGCTACAGTTAAGTCTTGGACTGCTGCTACCAGAACTCTTCAGGTCATCAATCGAACAGGAACTTTTGTAGCGACTGAAACAATTACTGGCGATGATAGTAATGCTGTATGGGTTCTTGGATCATTTGACACTCTAAATAATACAAACAGCGAATACGATCAAAATAGAGAAATTGAAGACGAAGCTGATAATATCATAAATTGGACTGAAAAAAATCCATTTGGTGAATTTGGAAATTATACAGGTAGCATCTGATGTTAGGATCTCATTTTTACAACGAAATCACGCGCAAGAACATCATTGCGTTTGGAACTCTTTTTAACAACATCACACTGAGAAAGAAAAATCCAGCAAACGGTGATGTATTAGAGGAAGAGAAAGTTCCTTTGGCTTATGGTCCAAAGCAAAAGTTTCTTGCTCGCTTAGAACAAAATCCAGAGGTTGGCAGAAAGGTAGCGATCACATTGCCACGTTTATATTTTGAGATGACTGGCATTGAATATGATGCTTCCCGTAAAACATCTCCAATTCAAAAGTATAAGACAGTCATCAACAATGATGGTGATGAAGTCAGAGTTCAGTATGTTCCTGTTCCTTATAACATGAACTTTGATCTTGGTATCATCGCAAAGTCACAAGATGATGCGCTACAAATTGTTGAACAAATCATTCCATATTTCCAACCATCATTTTCTGTGACGTTGAATATGATCCCAGATATGAATGAAAAGAAAGATGTTGCCATCGTATTAAATGATATCTCGTATGAAGATGAGTGGGAAGATGACTACATGCAGCGTAGATTTATTGTCTACACTTTAAGATTTACTGCCAGAACATACTTCTATGGTCCATACAGCACTTCTGACATCATCAGGCAGGCAATCATTCACGAGACCGTTGGTGATGCTGCTGTCAACAGAAGAGCAATTACCAGAACATATACTCCTGTTGCCACTACAGACCTTGATGGTGATAATGATGTAGATGCGGCTGATACAGCAATTGTAACTGCTGATGATGATTTTGGATTTAATGAAGGTATTACGATCTATTAATTATGGAAGACTTAGAAAAAAACATGGAAAACATTCTGAACATTGAAGTTCAGGATGTTGAATGCTTGCCAAAAAAAGAGGTCGTTGAAAGCATTGATCCTCTTCAAGATAGATTAAAAGATTATGAATATACGAGAGGAGAATTATACAACCTCATCAGCAAGGGTCAGGAGGCGGTACAAGGCGCTTTAGAGGTCGCACAGGAGAGTGGGCACCCAAGAGCGTATGAAGTCGCTGTGAACGCCATGAAGCAGGTAGCAGACATGACTGACAAGCTTGTAGATCTTCAGAAGAAAATGAAAGATCTTGATGCGGAGAACAAGAAGGTCACAAATGTTACAAACAATGCGATGTTTGTTGGCAGCACCACAGAGCTACAGAAGATGCTCAAACAGATGGGTGGCAACAAAAGATAAATAAGTTGTTACCGTTGTGACAACTTTATATGCCACGCGAATGGAATACCTCGTTTAGGGAACCGTGGAACCCTATCATTAAGAGGTGTTTAGATGGCGCAGATCTCCACACACAAATTTACATAGAAACCGGCGATAGGTTTCACGAAATTCAAGCAGAAAAATTAAGAGACTACGTTAGATCATTAAAAGATTGGATCCATGCGACAGAACCGGAAGGATTTCATAGAAATAAATAAAATATATGTGGTCGGAAAATGTCGGTTCCAACAACTAATACAAACTATGTCAGAAATGACATAAATTGTGATCCATTAGTAACACAACCTGCTTCAACTACTATTGATGTATTCAATAGTACCGAGGGTTGGACGGCATTTCAATACAAAGATTTCAACGGTGATTATGTTGCCAGAAATTATGATAATACGGTGAGAACACCCGGCACATTTCAAGCAAGGAACTACGATAATACTGTTAGAACTCCTGCTGATTATCAACGTTATGATGAAACCAATACCGCAGTATTAGCATAATGGCACAGTATAGTAAACACTACGAAGATTTCCTACCGCAGGAAAAAACAAACTTTGAAGTAGTTATGATTGCCGATAACTTCGGCAAACTTACTGCTGGAACTGGAGCAACTGCTACTGATGCCTTTGGTCGTTTGAGAGTTGCCGAGACATTTACTCTTGGTGACTATAAGCACATCTATGCGATTGACCCAAACTTTCTTGATGTAAAAGCAAATGGCGGTGATATTCAATTTACCACCAACAAAGCAGCTGCCACGATGACTACAACATCCAATACTGCTTCTAGTGCTGTCCATCAAACAAAGTTCTATCATCATTACCAACCAGGCAAATCACAAGTTATCTTCAGTTCTGTGTGCTTTGGTTACGCCCAGCAGAATGTAACCAAGAGAACTGGATACTTTGATGATAGAGATGGCATTTACTTCGAGCAAGTTGGTGGTGCTACTGCTAACGGAACAAACAACGGCACACTCAATTTTGTAGTTCGTTCTTATACTATCGGTAGTGCTAGTGAAGCAACAGTAGGAAATTACAAGAGAAGAGTTCCTCAATCAGAATGGAATATTGATCCTTGTGATGGAACTGGTCCTTCCAAGTTCAATATCAATACTTCAAAAACTCAACTAGTTTATATTGACTTCCAGTGGCTTGGAGTTGGTAGAATTCGCTGTGGATTTGTTCATGATGGTCAGATTGTTTTAGCACATGAATACTACTGCTCCAACGAACTATCAGAAGTTTATATGTCAAATCCCAATCTCCCAGTAAGATGCGAGATTAGAAATACTGGAACAACTACTGGTGGATCTATGGATCAGATTTGTTCTACAGTAATGTCTGAAGGTGGATATGTTGAAAGTGGTATTGACTGGGCGGTTACTTCTCCAGCAATCAGAACAAGTATTGCTCCTGGGGGAACAAGATTTCCTCTAATGGCAATTCGTCTGAAAAATGATTTCAAAGGTTATCCAAATAGAATTAGTGTAAGACCAAACACGATTGGTATTTTTGCTCAATCTGGTGATTGCTATTATGAGTTAATCAAACTATCAAATGCCAGTCAATTAACTACATCTTTAAATGGTGGCACTTTGACTTGGACCGATGCTGATGATGATAGTGGTGTTCAATATTGTGTAAATGCTGAAGCAATTACTGGAAGTGTTGATGTATTTGCTGCTGGCATCGTAACTGCTGGAGCATCACCAAACTCACTAACTCCAGTGGCATCTGGTGGTCTAACGACGGCGAAGAAAAATATTATCGTTCAGAATTTAGACTCGACAAATTCCGAAGTGTTTGTTATTGCTGTAAAAACTATTAGTACTGCTAGTAATGCTACTGCTAATGCTGCCGCTACTATCCAATGGAGGGAGATTTACTAATGAAAAACTTTAAAGAAATCAAACATCTTGCTGAAGAAGCAAAGAAAAAAGAGCAAGAAGAAAAGCGTTTCTGTAAGCTCTGTCAAAAACCAGAGACCAGAAGTGAATGTTCCTATGGAGAGTAAGCATGGGATCGTTTTGCTGTTCCCATCAAGTCAGTCAAGAAAGAAGAGGTAGAATTAGACGAAGCTGCTTGGACACGAAAGGAGGGTCAAAACAAGAATGGTGGTCTCAACGAGAAAGGTAGAAAGTCATATGAAAGAGCTAATCCTGGAAGCGACCTTAAGGCACCTTCAAAGAAAGTTGGAAATCCCCGCAGGGCGTCATTTTGTGCCAGAATGAAGGGCATGAAATCAAAGCTCACCAGTAAGAAAACTGCCAGAGATCCAGATAGCAGGAT